CACCTACGGTGAAGCCCGGGAAGAAGCCCGAGAGCTGATCGACAGCGGCGAATTGTTGCAAGGTTAATTTAAGGAGTTAGCGATGGCTACTATTCAAGAAATCAACTCTACAATTATTGCAGGCCAGTTTACCAATGACCAATTGGATTCGATTGCCATGGCCATTAAATTTGCCCGCAATCAGCTGACCCAACAAAATCGTGGCAGTATGGTCATTGGCACCACTGTTAAATTTACCGGCAAGACCGGCCGGACCACCGTCGGTAATGTGAAAAAGGTTGCTCGCAAGTTTGTCACCGTTGACTGTGGTGCTGGTGGAGTGTGGCGTGTGCCTGCCAATATGCTGTCTGTAGCATAATTTAATCTGTTGTTTTTATGCAACAAACTGTGAGTTGACAAATAATTCCTATTTTGCTATAATACATTTATAATAATAAAAAATCATCGTTAATAACTTCTGGAGCGAAAATGAGTTCAATTCGTATTGTACGCGGCGAGTATCGTAACAAGACTATCGCCAATCAAGTGTTTGCCCTTGTCGCTGGGTTCCAAACTGGCGCAAAAGGCAATTTCGTAACCGTTAAGAACGACGGCACTTTTCCTAATTGCCCCGACACGATCCGGGTTCGTGTTGACAATATCAACGATATAGAATATACTAGCACTATGCCCCAAGATAATGTAGTTCGCCTCGAGCAGCCAGCTCGCCAGGCAGAGTCCGATGAACAGGCCATGGATCGTATCCGTGAGCGTTTTGACATTCTTACTGAGATGACTAAGGCCACTGTCAGTGGCGACATTCGTGCTATGATCGTCTCGGGCCCCCCAGGGGTTGGCAAATCGTTTGGCGTTGAAACAGAAATTGACAAGGCCTGCTTGTTTGACAAGATTGCAGGCAAGCGCCTCCGCGCCGAAGTTGTTAAAGGCTCGGCTACGCCCATTGGCCTGTACCAAACCCTGTATAAATACTCCGATGCCAATTGTGTGGTAGTGTTTGACGACTGCGACTCAATCCTGCTGGACGATGTTGCACTGAACCTGTTAAAAGGTGCTCTTGACTCAGGCAAGAAACGTACCATTTCGTGGTTGAGTGAAAGCAGTGCCCTGCGCCGCGAAGGCATCCCCGACCGTTTTGAGTTTAAAGGCTCGGTGATCTTTATCACCAACCTTAAATTTGATCAGATGAAGTCGCAGAAATTGCGTGACCACCTGGACGCTCTGCAAAGTCGTTGTCACTATTTGGACCTGACCCTAGACACTATGCGCGACAAGCTCTTGCGTATCCGTCAGATTGCCAAAGACGGTGTACTGTTTCAAGACTACGAGTTTGAAGAAGCCGTGCAAGATGATATTATTGGCTTTATGGACGAGAATAAGAATCGTCTGCGTGAAGTTAGCCTGCGTATGGCACTGAAGATTGCTGACCTGCGCAAAATGTCGGTTGTAAACTGGCGCCGTCTTGCAGAAACTACCTGTATGAAAGCCGCAGGATAATTAGTATAATAATGATTGTTGACATACTCTTTATGCTTTTATTTTGGAGATGGTCGCAGAGCGCATTCAGGAACAAGATAAATTTTTTAGGTTGGACATTTTTGATTATCAGCGCAGGCATTGCGGCACAAGTGGCAATTAATTTGGGACTTTAGACAGCGTTTCGCTCCTGAGCCGCGCAAGCGGTTCTTTTAAACAGGCTCTTCGGGGCCTGTTTTTTTGACTTGTTTAAATAATCAGTGTATACTATATCTATGCTGTCTATTACTTTGGGAAAACAAAATAGCGTCGAACTAAAATGAAACAAGCAACAATCGTAATTCGCGACGAAGTCAACATCAAGATTGAAGGTCTTGACCTTGACGCTCGCCGCACACTTGTCAATAAATTCAAATACGACGTTCCATACGCAAGATACCTGCCGGCAGTTAGACTAGGGCGATGGGACGGGAAAGTAGCGTTTGTCCAACTGAGTGGTAGCACCTATACAAACCTATTACCCGAGATTGTCCCCATTTTGGAGCAGATGAACTATGACATTGATCTCGATGATCAGCGCGATTACACAATATCATTTGATTTTGTTCCAATAACAGAAAATAGCTTTGCCGATCAAACCTGGCCCCGGGGTCATCCGGCTGCAGGTCAGCCGATCGTCTTGCGTGACTATCAAGTAGAGCTGGTTAATAACTTTTTATCTAATCCACAATGTATCCAAGAAGTGGCCACCGGCGCCGGCAAAACTATCATGACAGCCGCATTGAGTTCAACTGTTGAACCCTATGGTCGAACTATTGTTATTGTACCAAACAAAAGTCTAGTAGAGCAAACAGAAGCAGACTATGTTAATCTAGGCCTAGATGTTGGTGTATTTTACGGGGATCGTAAAGAGCTTGGACGAAAACATACAATTTGTACCTGGCAAAGTTTAAATGTTCTGCTTAAGAATACAAAGAACGGTGTGGCCAACTTTACCATTACCGAGTTTATTGAGGATGTGGTCTGCGTTATTGTTGACGAAGTACACATGGCCAAAGCTGACGCACTTAAAACACTACTCACTGGTGTAATGTCTCGAATACCATTGCGCTGGGGTTTAACAGGAACAATTCCCAAAGAAAAATTTGAAAGTCAGGCACTATTGGTCAGTCTAGGTCCTACCATGGGCAAGCTCAGTGCCAACGAATTGCAACAGCAGGGCGTGTTGGCCAATTGCCATGTGAATATTGTTCAATTGCAGGATCATGTAGAGTACAGCAATTACCAAAGTGAGTTAAAATACCTGCTAGAGGAGTCGGGCAGACTAGACACCATTGCCACACTTGTTGAAAAAGTCAACGAAACAGGCAATACATTGGTTCTGGTAGATAGAGTAGCAGCCGGAAAATCTTTGGTTGATCGATTAAGTGACCGTGCTGTGTTTGTGTCGGGCGCAACTAAAACCAAAGACAGAAAGGAAGAATACGATGAAGTGGCAGAATCTAGTGACAAGATTATTGTGGCGACTTATGGTGTGGCCGCTGTGGGTATTAATATTCCAAGGATTTTTAATTTGGTTCTTGTGGAACCCGGAAAGAGCTTTGTTAGGGTTATCCAAAGCATTGGACGAGGTATCCGCAAGGCTGAAGACAAAGACTTCGTCCAAATCTGGGATGTAACCAGTACCTGCAAATTTGCGCGACGACATCTAACCAAACGCAAGGCCTACTATCGTGAGGCCAACTATCCCTTTACACAAGAAAAACTAGAATGGATGACGGTAAAATAAAAATAAATTTTACAAAGACCTGTTGACTTTTCTGTTAAAGTTTAGTATTATAGCACTATGCGGATATTAACATTAGACAACAATAGCTTTGAACTGGATCACTTGCCCGAAGAAGTTGATGATATGCGTTTTGCTATCCTTGACAACTCTACGCCCGCTGATCCGGACTATCATTACATACCATTGATCTTTTTAGAAAGTTTTACAGCACCAGCACTGGTATTACAAATAGGTTTAAACAGAATTAAAATGCCCATGGACTGGCAAGTGCTGATTGGAGAACCCGATCTAGGCGACCTTGAAATGTTGCCCTTGACGTCAATAAATGATCGCGGATTTAAGGTATTTGAATTTAATCCGCTATCAAGTTTTAGGCCCAGCTTCCCTGCAATTGAAATTGTTGATGTGTATCAAGAAGTTACTTGGTATGCACCCAAGTTAAAAAATGGTCAGATGTTGTGTGTACCTATTACCGAAGGCGATCGACCACAATGTGTTTATTTTGTCAAAGACATCAGTCGCAATTGTGAAATTGTCGACTACAACAAAGCATGGTAATGTTAAATGCGGATCGAAGAAGATATCAAACTAGATTTTAAGGATGTGCTAATTCGTCCCAAGCGTAGCACACTAGCCAGTCGTCGAGAAGTAGATCTTAATCGTACCTATAAGTTCAAACACAGTGGGTTTTCTTGGACTGGTGTGCCCATCATGGCCGCCAACATGGACGGTGTTGGGTCAATCGATATGGCTCGAGCATTATATAAGCATCAGATGTTCACATGCCTGATCAAAAGCTATACAGAAGATGATCTCTATGATTTAGCCAGTAAATTTGGTGGCAACTATTTTGCTGTCAGCACTGGCACCAGCGAAGGAGACTTTCGACGGCTGAATAGAATTATTAACTCTTTCCCCGAAGTCAAGTTTATCTGTGTGGATGTGGCCAATGGTTACAGCGAACACTTTGGAGATTATGTAGCACATGTTCGCGAAGCATTTCCGCATTGCACTATCATTGCCGGTAATGTGGTCACAGCAGACATGACCCAAGAACTTATTTTACGAGGAGCAGACATTGTCAAAGTCGGAATCGGACCGGGAAGTGTATGTACGACTAGGATACAAACTGGGGTCGGCTATCCGCAACTTAGTGCGATCATTGAGTGCGCTGATGCGGCTCATGGCCTCGGTGCCCATATCATTGCTGATGGTGGTTGCACTTGCCCAGGCGATGTGGCTAAGGCATTTGGGGCTGGTGCCGACTTTGTAATGTTAGGCGGCATGTTGTCGGGCCACGACGAGGGTGGTGGCGAAGTCGAGGATGGTCGGGTTACTTTCTACGGTATGAGTAGCGATACTGCCATGAAGAAACACAATGGTGGTGTTGCTGAATATAGATCCAGCGAAGGGCGTACTGTTACAGTACCGTATAAGGGCGCTGTAAAAAGTACAATTTTAGACTTATTGGGCGGTATTAGAAGTACATGTTCTTATGTGGGCGCCGAAACACTAAAACAACTGCCCAAGTGTACTACCTTTATTCGTGTTAATCGTCAGATCAATGATGTGTTTGTAAAATAATTAAGGAGATATATGGGACTTCTCAAGCCAGGCGTTAGGTACATTTACGAACGATCCGACGGCATTGTCTATGCTAGAGAATTTGGCGCAGATCCCAGCACACGTCAAGTGGTAGGATATGAAGATGCTAAGTCATGGGATCCAATAACAGGACACCGTATCAACACAATCATGGGCATGGATCAGCGCCGTGTGGCCGAACTGGTTGGCATGGCCCAGGCGGCTGAAACTAATCCCACTTTACAAGATGCTCTTGAACGTGCTACAATAATCTATCAACTAAGCAAAACACATGAGTGATCGCAATACCGTTAATTTAACGAAATGCCATCAGATGGCATTTTGACAAATGCAAAAACATTAATGACAGAAAAATTATCAATCCAACACGAAATGCGTATGTTTGACCAAAAGGTCAGAACATTCTACGACGATCTTACTCCCGAAGAACGAAAAAAGTTTTCAAATTATCTTATGATACGCTGGGGCAGTAGTGTTCAAGGCAGTCGTGAACTACAAGAGTTCTATGTGATTGCCACC